GTCAAGGAAAGGATTACGTAGACGTTCCAATTGGTAAGGACGCCGACTCTGCAGGATCGATAAGTATCCAAGGTCAGAAGTTACAAGTTCAATCCTTTAAGAGTGCTGATGATCTTATGGCAGCTTTCTCTAAGCCCTCACCGAAGAACGTAGAATTCTCCTCACGCCCAGGCGTAAGAAAAGAAGAGCGAGTGGTTCAAAGAGCTAAAGCGGTTGAAGGCCTGATAAAGTCTCAAAAGCCTAACTCAAGTCAGACTTCCTACATGGTATTAAAGAGAGTTACCCCTGATTCAGTGTGGCCTTCTAGCCCTTACGAAGGTCAAGACATACTAGGAAAGTTGGACTTGGAAGTTCAGAAAACATTTGATACTATAGTTGAAAGGTTATTAGGAGCTTAAATGTCTGCACCCATGACAGAATTTACAATCGAGACAGTTATTAGAGATGGTCTAGGAGATCTTCGCTCTAATCCTGCTGCCTTCGATGATTTGTTTAGTAAGTTCACTTCTACCTTTTTTAATAATCAGTATGGTCAAGAACATATAAATAAGCTTAAAACTTACATCCAAAATAATCAAGTTAGAATAGTACACTCTTTTGCTCAAGTACCTACCTCTGTACCTTGTGTCTCTATACAGATATTGAAGAGTTCTGAAACTCCAAAGCTACAGCAATTTAGTAATGAGGCAGAAGACGTTGATACCGTTATAACGCCTATAGTTAGAATTGCAGATGTTCAGCCTGTATCTTATGATACGGTTTCGGGAAAGCTGGTTGTAGACCCCAATACAGATCTTTCATTGCTGTGTCCTGGTATGATCTTTAAAGACTCAAACGGTACGGATTTTACAATTCGTAGTGGAAACAGCAACTTAACTGGTAATAAGTACATTAATATCGGTTCAGGTCAAGAGCCTGAATTGACTGGCTTAGGAGACATTATATCTAGCATTGGCAATCAAAGAATGTCTAGGCGCATGATCCGATTAGATGAAACCATCTCCTTAGGCGTTCACGCTAAGAATGACGTTCATATAGTTAAATACCTATACTACATCCTGACCTACATTTTAAAGTCTAGAATGGATACCCTGATAAGAAGGGGAATTCACTTGGACTATGGAATGGGTGGTATTTTTGATCGAGTAGACGAGTACCAAGGCGAGAACGTGTTTAGTCGGTATATTGAAGTCAACTGTATGACTGAGTTTGACTGGAATCAGGAATTGGTCACTTTAATTGACTGTTTCGATCTTACTGTTAGAGCGCCAGATGGAGTTACTCCTACCTCTAAAACTAAGACCAGTCCTACGGATTCTTAAGGCTGAAAAGCTAAAGTTTCTGTGGTAAACTACAGGGTGTAAATGATGAAGGATAAGAAACATAAAAAAGAACAAGTAGAAGCTGATAATCTATTAGAAGCATCTATGGATTTAGAAGATCAGGTCGAATTCGACGTTTACTTCCAGATCCTGCTAAAAGGTAAATTAGTCCAGCCTCACCATAAACCTGCAATGAAACTCTTTGCAGATCAAAGTGGAAAGCTAATCGCAACTAAATCAGAGTTTGAACAGCTCTTTAAGTCCTACTAAGAGGGAGTAAAAATGGCAATCAAAGTTAATTTTAACGGAGCCAGTATTTCAAAGCCTGGAGCTTATTCACAAACCAAAGTAAATTTGGCAGGTGGATTTCCGCTTTCAACAACTGGAGTCGTAGCAATCATTGGTGAAGCTTTAGGCGGTGCGCCTGGATCTTCTGACGGCGTCCAAACTTTCACAAGTGAAGATATCGCAGCTTTGATTGCAAAGTACAAATCAGGTCCTATCGTTGATGCTGCTCGTTTACTAGTAGCTCCTGCACGAGACAATCGAGTTGCTAACGGCGCTTCATTGATTCGTGTTTTCAAGACTAATCAAAGTGTTAAATCTCAACGTGCGTTAAAAAATGCCGCTTCTGCTGATGTAATTCTTTTGAAATCTTTGAATTTTGGTGACGATGAGAATTTGATCAGTGTATCTGTCGCAAACGGAAGCACTGCAAATAATAAGTTAATCACTATTAAGAAAGGTGGAGTCACCGAGAATCTTCCTGAGAATGCTTATGCTTCTGTCATTAGCATCCACTACATTGGTGTTGACGCAGCATGTACTGTAGAAGTTAAAAACGTTTCTGGAGCAAAATCTCTTGTACTCAAAACTTCAGGAACTCTTGCTGACGATCTGACAATTTCTTTGGCAGGTAAGACTGTAGCTGATTTAGTTGCTTTGATCGATGCTTCTCCTGTTTACACAGCTTCTTCTGCTCTTTCAAAACCAGCTCAAACACAAGCTTCAGACCTTGACTGGGTATCTACTCCATTTAGCGTTTTGACTGCTCATATTTTAAGAAAAGCTCAAAAGGAACTTGCTGATATTATCAACGCAAATTCTTCTTTGGTTTCTGCTGAAATTCAACCTCAGATCGAAGGTCTGCCTGCTAACTTAGCAGCGTCTTTACTTTCTGGTGGAGCACGTGGAGCTTCTGCGAATTCAAACTTCCAAGCTGGATTTGATGCTCTGTTGGCTTTCCGATGTAACACGGTTGTACCTCTAGTTTCTAGAGATGCTTCTGCTTTGATCTCTTTGGGAGAAACTGATCCTGCTTCTGGTTTTACAGTTGATGCTGTAAACTTACAAGCTTTGACTCACTGCATTACCGCTTCAAACACTAAGAATCGTTCTGAGCGAAATTGCTACCTTTCTAAGAAAGCTGCTTTTGCTACAGCTCAAACTTCAGCTCAAGCTTTAAATCACGAGAGAGCTTCTATGCTTTTCCAAGATGTTGAAGTTTTGGGTGCTGATGGAAATCTTAAAGTAGTAGATCCTTGGGCAGCTTCTTGTTTGTTGGCCGGTGTTCAAGCTGGTACTCCTGTTGGTACTCCTGCAACATTTAAGTTTTTGAATGTTAATGCTATCAGCCATCAAGACTACAACTCAAAGACTCAAATCGATTTAGCTATCGATGCTGGACTTGTTCCTTTGGAGCAAGCGGACAGCGGAGGTTTCCGAGTTGTTGTACACAACACGACTTATGGAATTGATCCTAACTTTGTCTACAATCGAGTTTCTGTATTAGAAGCTGCTGACTACGTTGCGTACAATCTACGTCAACAGTTGGAAGCTATCTTCATCGGTAACAAGGCTGCTACTGGAACTGCGCAAGCTATTCGAAATACGGTTATTGCAATCATGGATTCTTTCTTGAGAGCGGATATTACTGTCGGTGACGATACTAATTCAGGTCTTGGTTGGAAGGATTTGTTGGTTACTGTAAACGGTAATACAGCTATCGTAGACATCACAATCACTCCTGTACAAGGTGTTGATTTCATCCTTAACAGAATCACTCTTGACAACATTCGTCAGAGTGCTTAATAGGCGGTAATAAATGGCGTTGACTAAAAAACAACAAAAAGAGCTTGAGATCATGCTCTGCGATAAAAAAGCCGCAAAAGAAATGATCGAAGCTATGACTTCCGATGCAGCAATTTCAAAAAGAACTGAGCGAATTTTAGCTATTGGTTTGGCAAGTAAAGAACTTGCTGCTGATGTTAAAGCTCAAATTGATGCTTCTGCTGGTGCGGTTAGTAAACAAAATGAAGAAGTTCTGGACATTGCTATGGCCTCTAAAGAGTCTGGTGATGCTTTAGAAGCTGAGATTGAGTCTTAATAGGAGAATAAAATGAGTCAAACTTCAACTGGCGCAAGGGTAGTATTTCGAGTTAATGGAACGAAAGTTGCTTTTGCCCAAGCAATGAGTTATACAGTAGCTCACCAACACCAACCTGTAGACGTACTCGATCAATTAGATCCAGTAGAATATGCAGAGACTGGTTACACGGTGAATTTTTCCGTAAATCAATTTCGAGTTGCCAATCAGTCAGCAATGGCAATCGGACTACGACCCCGATTCCAAGATATCCTTACTCAACCTGAATTAACGGCTGAGTTGGTTGATCGTATCACTGGTGCGACTTTGGCTCTTCTTCAACGTGTTAAATGTACTGAAGAAAGCTTGAATATCGCAGCTCGTGACATCGGTCAAGTTACCTTGAACTTCGTAGCAATCCGAATGGATGACGAAGGATCTCTGTAATAACGTCTCAAAATTAGACTTTTCCCTGAAGGGTTGGTTACTTATGGTAGCTGACCCTTTACTTTTTTAGGCCTATAACGTATCATGTGATATGATATAGGAGTCAGTTCGCTGGCAATAAATAAAATAAAAAGGAGAAAACATGTCTATTACAACGCTTCCATCTATGGAAACGACCTTTACACTAGATGTAAAGGGAGCTGACACAGGTCAGTCTTATCAAGGTACGTTTACCTATAAGCGTCCGAACATCGGCGCTAAATCAAAGATAGCCAAACTAGCCACAAGACTTAATGAGGATTTAGCCAATCTAGATCCTGATATGAAGTTTGTTCACCAAATTTTAGCAGAGCTTCGTTTCACTATCGTGAACAGCCCTGAGTGGTGGCAGAAGTCTGATTTTGGACTTGAGCTTTTTGATGAGAATGTTATCTTCGAAATCTATAAAAACTGCGTAAGCTTTGAGCGAGAGTGGACTGATAAAGTCTGGGGCAAGCAAGAAGACAAGAAAGCAGAGATTAAAGAAGAACTTAAGAAGAAAGCAAAAGCCGAAAAATCTGAAGAGGAATAATGGCGAATTTAGGAGTCTTAGCCTTTGTTAAGGCGGCTCACGCCATGTTAAATGCAGACACCTCCAGCATGGACGGCTTCGAACGTTTCCTAGTTAGCTGGTACTGCTTTAAATATAACGTGCCGCCAAATGACGACAAGCTTCAGGAGTTTACCCTGGAAGAGCTTGCAACCCTTTACTTTATGCATCGTATAAAGGAAGATCCTAATTTTGTTGCTGATACCGTTTCTTCTAAGGACGACTACGAAGAGTGGTTACGTCAAGAGATGGGCGAAGATTACCTTAATGAAGAACAAATGGTCGATCAAATGGTAGAATATGAAAAGGGTCAAAAACTCACTAAAGCCTCTGAAGGTCTAGCTAAATCTGGCGAAGACTTAAAAGCCGCAGTTCAAAGATTGAAAGACCTACCAGATAGGATTACTACACAATTTAAGTCAAGTAATTCTGAGGAATAATAAGTGGCCGATTTAAAGAAACAGTTGATATTAGAGGTTAGTCTCGGTACTCAGAAATTAAAATCTGAGATTGAATCTTTAAAGAAAGACATTCAAGGTATTGGTAAAGCCGGAACAGGTACGAGTAGTTCTGCTTCGAAGTCTTTGAATGAAGATGCCAAGAAAGCTAAAGAGATAGCGACAGCTTATAAACAACGTGACAGACAAAGACTTGAAGAAGATCGAGCTTACATTCGACGTGACAAAGAAGTTACTAGAGAGAAAGAGCGTAATGCTAAAAAGCTTGATCAGGTCTATGACAAGCAAAGACAGAAAGATCAACAAGCTGCTACGAAAGATAAGCAGATGTTGGATAAACGTACTCAAGAAGAGATCAAATCTTTTGATGCTATTCAACGTCGTAAAGAATATCTAAATAGCGACGAACATCGTCGTGATCAATTAAGACGTCGTGGCAGAGCTGCGATGGATGATAGAGATCGTCGAAGAGCCGAATCTCTAGATGCGCAAGCGGAACTAAAAAAACGATTAAGAAATTACAAGCAAGGTAAAGACGATGAAGTTAGAGCTTTAATGCCCTTCATTTCATCTTTACCTGGCGGTGAACGTATTACTAGAATGGTTGCTGGACGACCTGGATTGATCAAAGGTCTTGGAGCTGCAGGTGGAGCCTTAGGTGGTTTTAACTTAGCTAATCAGATGCTTCAGGGATATGATCAAAGGCGAGTTATACAAGCGTCACAATCAAATACGATTGCTGGACTAGCTCGTAGTGGTGATTTTGCTGGCGCAGGAGTTATGCAAAACCAAGATCCTTTAAGAGGGTTCATGGGA